CCGCTTTGACCATTTGATTGAGATTGGTCATAGCCTTGTCCGTCACCACCAGCACCACCTGTTCCGGGAGTACCAGAGAAACAAATAACACCACCAACAGGGTTAATAGCAGGGCCTTGCGTTCCATTGGCACCGCCGCCGCCTCCGCCACCACCACCACGGATGGTTCCTGAGTTGGTTACAGTTACACCATTAGAAGCAACAAATACAGCGTGTCCTCCATCAGTACCGTTACTATTAGCACTACCGCCATCTCCACCAGCACCCGATATAGTTCCAGAGTTTTGGATGTTCAAAGTACCACCCATTCCAGAAGGTATATTTAGTGCATAATTAGATAAAGATGTAGCACCTACCTCAACACCACTATTAATAACTAATACTTTAGGAATACTAGAAGTAAAGTTAGAACCAAATAAAGTTGATGCGTTTTGGTTTGTAGCATTAGAACTTATCGTAACAGTAACTTGATTAGCAGCACTATAAAAATCATCAAAAGATATTTCACCACTAGAAGGTACGTTAGGCGCACCTCCTGATGTCACCCCTGCACTACCGCCAGCATAAAACTCATTGAGCGAGTGAGGAGCAGAATCGCCAAATTCAGTGGCGATTTGCTGAAGAGATATAGATCCCGAACTTTGTAAAGGCATTAGCTACCTCCTTTTAATGCATCTACTTCTGCTTTTAATTCGTTTACAGCATTTATAAGTACACCAACTATGTGTCCGTAGTCAACTGATTTAACTTCTGTTGTTTCTCCTGTAGCAGGGTCAACTACATCATGAGTTAAAACTACTTCTGGTAACACTTGTTCTACTTCTTGTGCAATAACACCAATACCACTAGAACCATCTTTAAGCCACTTGTAACTAACACCACGTAATTTACCAACAATACCAAGAGCATCATTAATAGTAGAAATGTCAGTTTTTAGTCTTGCGTCAGAAAAAGCTGTTATGTTAGCAGCAGCAGTTAAGTTACCAGATGAGTCAATCGTAACCCTGTTGTTACCACTTGTATCTCTAAAGTATAAAGAACCTTGATATTGAATATAAGAGTTAGTTGAATCAGGTTGTATTTTTATACCACTACCAAACTCTCCAGACCATGTCCCACCAGTTATACGAATATCACTACCACCACTAACAGTTACAGCACCAGCACCACCAGAAAATGTTGCATCTCCTGTAAATGTACCACCAGCCAAAGGCATTTTTGTAGCTATTGAGTTTGTAACTGTTGTTGAAAAGTTAGCGTCATCGCCAAGTGCAGCTGCAAGTTCGTTAAGAGTGTTAAGAGCACTAGGAGATGAGTCTACTAAGTTAGCTATTGCCGTATCTGTGTAAGCAGTTGTAGCAACCTTTGTAGAGTTATCAGATGCAGATTGAGTTGTTGCAGTTACACCGTTAGCCAAAGAACCATTTACTGATGATAAAGAAGCTGCTGTAAGATTTAAAGCTGCTACGTCTACACCGTCTACTGTTCCTGAGACTGTGATGTTTCCTGTTACGTCTATTCCACCAGCAGCAGTATTTAGTTTCTTAGAGTTGTCATGGTATAACTCAGCTACACCAGCTCTTGTAGAAACAATATGTTTCTTTTGTGCTGCGTTTTCATATCTACCAATTACAAGGTCTCCGCTACCGTTTTGCATTGCATTGATAGTAAAATCAGCACCATTTACATAGACAAGACTATAGTCACCTGTAGTTGAATGATCTCCGAACGCCGCTGACATACTGTCGCTAAATCTCATAACCTGTGTACTAGCATCAAGCGTCACATTTACGTTGGTAGTATCAGCGTTAAATACAACATCTCCGTCAGTATCTAAACCAGCTTGACAATTTAGTTTTCCTTGTGAGTTAACTTCTCCAGTAGAAGAAATGCTAAACCGACTTGCATCAGCAGTGTTATCTCTAATATCAAATACTCCACCATTTATTTTTACTAAATAATCTGGGTTTGCATCAGAATCAACAAAACTAATTTGTGGTTGTGTACCATTAATAATTAAATTATTGTTACTTAAAGTTAGAGCTGCACCAGATAAATTACCAGTTGTACTTAAATTCTGAGATCCAAAATCAGGAGCTATCTTAGTTCCAGCTATCGCAGCAGATGCGTTAACATCTTCGTTTACGATTGTTCCGTTGGTTATGTTTGCACTAACTATGGTTACGTCTGTATCTAAAGCTCCAGCAGCAATCTTAGCTGGTGCTATAGAATCTGTAGCTAATCTACCAGCAATAGATGCGGAAGATACGTTAGACATATCCTCTGCTGCTAATGGATGTCCACCAGCAGTTGAGCCGTCATTTACGACAAGAACATCCTTGTCTGTATCTACAGTAACTTCACCTTCGGCCCCGGTAAAGCTACTATGTTGCGAGGTGCTTCCTCGTCTTAATTTTAATAATTTTGCCATTTATAGAGTTCCGAAGTCAAGTTGTAAGTTAGTACCATCTATAGTACCAATATTAGACATGTTGTTATCTTGTCCATCTAATGCTCCACCTAGTTGTGGACTGGTATCTTCAACAACATTTGCTATTAAAGTAGATACGTCTTTTCCATCAACTGTACCTGATATAATAATGTTTGCGTTAATTGTCTGATTACCACTAAATGTGTTAGCACCTAGACCAGCTAAGTTACCAGTAGCTGTTACACCACCTTGCCAAGATCCACCGTTATATACTCTTAATTCATTTGTAGCAGTATTAAAGTATAAGTCTCCTTGAGCTAGGTTATTACCACCGCCATCTTGTGATGGGTTAGAGTTGGCAATTTGGTATAGATCTGCAAAGTTATTTACATCTGATATGCTTCCAGCAACTGTAGTTACGTTTGCATTATTTGCTGCAACTGTGTTTATGTTCGTTGCATTGCCAGCAACTGCTGTAACGTTGGCATTATTAGATGCAACTGTATTTACATTTGATATATTATTTCCAACATTATTTACGTTTGTGATGTTTGTCGCTACTGTGTCTATTTCAGATGTGCTTTCGTTTAAATCGTCAGCAACAGTAGTTATTTTTGCAATGTTTGTTGCAGCTGTGTTTACATTAGCTATGTTAGATCCGACTGTGTTTACAGAGTTATTACCAGATCCTGTATTAATAGCATTAGTTATAAGACCTAGATCTTCTTGGAATGTTATATGTCCAGCTACAATATTAATATTAGTCAGGTCAGACTGGTTTGGTGTAGCGGGGCTAAATCCATCGCCAGAGCTGCCATCATAAATCATCAAAACTTTGTTTGACGAACTATCAAACCATAAGTCACCAACTTGTAAACTTGAACTATCACCTCTTGCTGTTGGTGCGTTTTGACTGATTTGATAAAGGTCAGCAAAATTATTAATGTCAGCTACGTTTGCACCAGCGTTTACAATGTTAGTAATATTGTTAGCAACTGTTGCTACTTGTGTAGCTACTGGTACTAATCGGTGAAATGCGTATGTATGATCTGTAGATGTTGTTTCTACTAAGAAACCAAAACCAGAAGGTATGGTAGCAGTAACACCTGTTATAACTACAGCTAGACCAGATCCTCTACCGTTTGCAATAGTAACTGTAGTTCCGCTAGGAGCTAAGTCAGTTGAAGCTGCCTTAACTGATACAATAGTACCACCAGTTGCAGGGTTGTTTATATCAGGATTAGATGTAGGAAAACTTGTTTCATTTGCTATAGGTACAAATCCACCTACGTCATCAACAAGCTCAATAACACGTAAGTCAATAGCAGCAGTGGTTGCTACAAACGCATCAGATGATGACCATGTAACTCCGCTAGCAATAGTTTCACTAGAGTCTTGTCTAAGAAATTTAGCTTCAGCTTCTGTTTCTGTATAATATCTGTTGTCTAACTGACCAGCATCTAACTCAGTTTCGGTGTAGTATCTATTATCTAAAGTTCCAGTTAATATCTCAGAATCAGTAACAGCACCAGCTTGTATATGTTCAGACCTTACAGCATCATCTTCTATTTTTGTAGCATTTATAATGTCA